CCGCCTCTGGCCAAACCACCGAAGACCTCGGCATCACCATCTGCGTTCCGTCAATCGAAGGATGCCTCTTCATCGTTCGACGTAGCTTGGAGCTAGATCCATGAGCAACAAGATCACCGCTCAAAACATCGTCAACGACGTCCATCGGACGAACATTAACCTATGGACGACTGATGTTCTCTATCTCCAAGCCATCGAGGGCCGCGGTTGGACTGGGAGAGTCCGTGACATCATTCATGAATACGTCAAAGAGCGTAAGAGTGAGGTGAAGCGCCAGTGGGGCAAGAAGGAATCCCTAGCATGACCGACCTTGACATCCTCGCCGCCCGCCTCGACGAAATCAACCACCTTCCTCTTCCTCTCTCCGCCATACATATCGACACCCTTATCGCCTGCCACCGAGCCCAACGTGCCTACAAAGCCGCCGGTGGCAAGCCAACCAAGCCCTCCCTCGACATATCCGCACTACTCAAGAGTATGGTCCCTGATCCAGTGACACCACCAGCCCCCTCACCTAAGAGATTCTTCCTCAAGAAGCTCCCGTCATGACCCACTTCCCAACCGAAGCCGAGAGCGAACAGAGTCAGTCTCTACTCGACATCATACTCCAGACCGAGGCCGCGCCAGAGGAAGGTCCACCGCCCGATCCTGTCCCCTCTATGTTCCTTCCCGGAACCAAGATCCAATTCGCATGGGACAGCACCAGCCTGAGCTACCTCAAAACCTGCCCGAGACTCTATCAGTACATCATCCTCGAAGGGTGGTCCAGTCGTGGAGAGTCAGTTCACCTTCGCTTCGGTACTGAGTTCCACACAGCCCTCCAAGAGTACGACATCTCTCGCGCAAACGGCATCTCCCACGAGGACTCCGTCCACGATGTCATCGCTGCTCTCGCCAACCGCATCTGGGACTGGACCCCCGATCGCGAGACCAAAGCCGGCAAGTACAAGAACCGCGACACCCTATTCAGCCTTGTCATCGACTACCTCGACCACTTTGGTGAGAACGATCCAGCGAAGACCTATATCAAAGCCGATGGCACACCTGCGGTTGAGCTTAGCTTCCAGTTCGCGTTGGATTGGGGGCCCCAGGTAGTGTATGATCCCTTAACAGGACCAGTGGATCATCCTCAACTCTACCTCCTCTGCGGCCACCTCGATCGCGTTGTCATCTTCAACGACGAACTCCTCGTCATGGACCGAAAAACCACCTCAACCACCCTCGGCCAATACTACTTCGCTCAATACGAACCACACCTCCAAATGACCCTCTACACCCTCGCCGGTAAGGTCATCCTCGACGCCCCAATCCGTGGAGTCGTCATCGACGCAGCACAGATTCTCCTCGACGCCCCCAACCGCTTCGTCCGTGGCTTCACCTACCGAACCCAGGATCAACTCGACGAATGGCTGGATGATCTCGCAATCCTTCTCCGTCAAGCCGAGGACTACACCGCCGCCAACTACTGGCCCATGAACGACACCGCTTGCGACAAGTTCGGCGGTTGTCGATTCCGCAACATCTGCTCCAAATCCCCTTCGGTCCGCGAGCGATTCCTCCGAGCCGATTTCGTCCAGCTACCAGAGGCCGAACGATGGAACCCACTGAAGCCCCGGTGATATATACATTCAAGACCAAGGTTGAGTCCGCAGCCAAGAGCAGCTTTCTTGGTCCCGACGGCAAACAGTTCAAACTCGAAGACATCAGCACAGTCTTCCATTTCAAAGGACCCAATAACTTCTCCGTGGGCGACCACGTCAAGATCACCATCCAGAAAGNAGAACCCCCATGCCCTCCCTCGCCAAGCACCCCTCCACTTCCCTCGTCAAACTCCTCGCCCTCGGAGACAGCAAATCCGGTAAAACCAGCTCCCTAGTCTCGCTCGTCGCCGCCGGCTATAAACTCCGCATCCTCGACATGGACAACCTGCTCGACGTGCTCCGTCAACGCATTCTCGAAAGCTGTCCCGACAAACTTGACTCCGTCGAGTTCCGCACCCTTCGCGATCGCTATAAGGCCAGTGAGATCGGCGCGGTCATCGACGGCAAGCCCCGAGCTTGGATCGACTCNCTCAAGATGCTCAATCGCTGGAAGTACANCGATGCCGACGGCGTCGAGACCGACCTTGGCATCCCCGCTGAGTGGGGTCCCAACTGCATCCTAGTCATCGATTCCCTTACCCGCTGGTGCGATGCCGCAATCGACCTCCATGAGGCGATGATACCAACCAACACCAGATCCGGCTCCTCCTACGACGGCCGAGCAGTCTACTTCTCCGCCCAGAACGATGTCGAGAAGCAACTAGCGTCCCTCACCGGACCGAACTTCAACACCAACGTCATCGTCCTATGCCATGGTAAGTACATCGACCTACCCGACAAGACCGTCAAGTTATTCCCCGAAGGCACTGGCAAAGCCCTCTCTCCACTCATCCCCACCTACTTCCCAAACTACATCCAATACACCCACTCAGGTGGCAAGCGAACGATCTCACTTAAGTCCAACCACATGATCAACCTCGCGATCGCCAGTACCTCTCTCCCCGAATCCCTTCCCGCCGATACCGGCCTAGCCGAAATCTTCCGGGCGCTCTGTGATCAGCCCCAGAAGCCTGTGGCCCAGCCACAGATCGTCCGTCCGATCACATTACGTAAGGCAACTCCATGACTGAGGCCACAGCAGTGCTGAAAGGTCAGATCGACGTGCATAAGGAAACCATCGTGAAATGTGAACACGCAAAGGCAAAGTGGCAAGTCAACATCGATAGTCTAAACCGGCAAATCGAGCATCTTAATGACCGCATCGTCGAGCTACAGCAAGCCCTTATGATCCTGCCAGAATGAAAGGCAACTCCATGAAACGAACCACCCTAGTTGCTCTCGCGCTACTACTCCCCACCTCCACCTTCGCCCAACAACCCCCGCCTCCTCCCACTCGCAACGACCTCGCCATCGACGCACTACTCGAAGACCTCTCCGTCTGGCGCGCCCATGCCAACGATCTCAACACTCAACTGGAGGCCATCAAGAAAGAACTCGCCGATCTGAAAGCAAAAACAAATCCCGTNCCAGCCANTCCCATCCCCACTAAATAAGGACTCATCCTCATGAACGATCTCTCCCCGAACTTCTCCTCCATCCTNGACGACGCCGCCCCCGATCACGTCGAACTTCCCAAACCCCTCCCCGTNGGCTCCTACCTATGCTCCGTGCCCCTCTGCGAGTATGGCGCCTCTCGTGACAAAGGAACCAAGTATGTCCAATGGGACTTGCCGATTATCGCCCCGCTCGACGATGTCGATCCCGACGCGTTGGAAGCTTATGGTGACGTAAAAGGTCGAACCATCCGGGCGACATTCTACTACGCCGATGCCGACGACAACATCTCGAAGTCCTCCTGGCGCCTGGACGCCTTCCACGAGCATTGTGGTCTCGACCTGAGACAGCCCAGCTCCTGGCGGAAGCGGAACGACGCTGTCACCAACTCTCAGGTCGTCGTCTACGTTCGTCACGAGCCGGAGAAACTGAGCCGCGAAGACCTCGCTGCTGGCGTTGTCCCGCGGGTATTCTCGCGCCTCGACCGGACGGCGCCTGCGGACTAACCCGAGCCGCGCCTCCCAGGGCTCGGTAAACTTGGTGGGTCAGCAATGGCCCACCACTTTTTGAGAGAACACTATGCCCGATCTAGATGAAATCCTTATAGATAGAGCCAAGCTCTACGGCGACTTTACAGGCCACGCAGCACTGACTCAAGCGCTCAAACAGCTAATACATCATAGAGCAACATCGCGTAAGTTATGGCTAGAGCCCTTCCAAAAGGAAGCCCTCGACATGATCTGCCACAAGATAGGCCGTATCATCAATGGCGATCCCAACTACACTGACAGTTGGGATGACATCGCCGGCTATGCTACCCTTGTCGCCAATCGCCTGCGGAAACCGTGACGGCTCCTCCCATCGTCCTGGTTGGCGAAGCCTACGGCCGCGACGAAGCCGCCCTTGGCGAAGCCTTCGTTGGAGCCTCCGGAGCCGAACTCCTCCGGATGATGTCCTCCGCCAAGATGATCTCGCTCGACGCAATCGACCAGCAACTCCTTCGCCAGTTCTACTCCACCAAAGACCCTCGCCATACCGCCAAGATCTGGTTCCGTCACCCAGAGGTATATCGTACCAATGTCTTCCAGCAACATCCTCCTAGCAACGATCTCAAGTTCTTCTGCGGAGACAAGTCCGTCGCTATCGGTGGATACCCTAAGCTTGGGACTGAGGGTTACGTCCGAGCAGAGTTCGAACCTGAACTCGACCGCTTGTGTGCTGAGATTCTTGACCGTGACCCCAATATGGTTGTCTGTCTTGGTGCTACTCCTCTGTGGGCTCTTACTAGCCGCAGCCTTATCTCGAAGTGGCGAGGCGCGACGTTGGGGTCTACTCATTGCGTTTCAGGTTATAAGCTACTACCTACTTATCATCCTGCTGCTGTACTATACAAATATTCCCTCCGCCCCACCGTAATCGCCGACTTAATGAAAGCTACCCGCGAAGCTTCCTTCCCTGACATTCGGAGACCCCACCGTGAAATCTGGATTGAACCGTCCCTGGACGACATTAAGCGATTTGTCATGGAGTATATTACGCCGAGTACATGCGAGGTGCTGTCTGTTGATGTTGAAACGAGTGGAACGAGGATTACGTGTATTGGACTCGCGCCAAGGGCTGGACTTGCCATTGTCATTCCGTTCGATGACCCCCGAGCAGCAGACGGAAACTATTGGCC